GTATGTCGACGTGTCCTACGACATCGCGTACCTTGGAAAGGTCTATGACGGCGAGCCGGAGATCCTTCCGGATGGCGCTCTGAAAGACTGGACGGAAAATGTCTTTCTGAAAAAGAGCCCGGAGGAACAGGACGCTCTGCCTGTGATGTATCAGGCGGTGCACGAACTCGGCGTCACGAAAGACCAGCTCATGGCGCTGAACAATTCGCGAAGGGAGCTCGGGGAGTATATGATCCTTGATGATGATTACATAAACTCCCTGTATATCGAGGACGAAACGGAAATGAAGCGTGCGCTCGCGGGTCCGGCGGCGCTTTATTATGACGGTGAGTTATAAGATTGAAACAATCCAATCACACGAGAGCTACAAATAGGCACACAAACCCAGACCACCCGAAAGTGGTCAAAAAATGGTATTGTAATCTTCTTAACCGACAGATGTCGGAGACGAAATAATGTACCCCTGACGCTGTAAGATAAAGACAGCTTCCTCAATCGTCACGTTACGATGCTCCGGAGTAGTGTCGGAATTACGGTAAAGTTCTGGATTGTAAGGTTCACGCTTTTTGAGAATGTTGTAAATGGCGGTCAGTAATATTCTCGCAATTGCAATCACGGCTTTCTTGTGACCTCTGCGCTTTCTCAGAGCATTGTAACGGTTAACGATTTCCGGGTGCTTGTTTTTGCTCTTGATAGCGGCAAGCGCACATTGAACAAGAAGCGGCTTGATGTAAACACCAGCGCGGCTGATACGAGTGGTTTTCTTCTTTCCGGCACTCTGGTCATTCTGCGGAGCAAGACCCGCCCACGAGCAAAGATGCTTTGAAGTCGGAAACACCGACATATCCACACCAAGCTCCCCGATAACGGCAATAGCCGAATAAGCGGTCAGTCCGGGAACGGTAGAAACAAGGTCAACCTCCGGAATATATTTTTCGGCGGTCGAGAGAATCAATGACATCAGATTTGCCTTGCAGAGTTCAAGCCCATCCATATGGGAGCGGATAATACGCAGTTTTTCAGCTTGCTCGGCACACATTTCACCGTCAACGGCGGCAAGGACTTCCTCATCGGTTGCTTTCATGCCTTTGGTACGAAAGACAGACACATCGGAGATTTTCTCCGACGGATTGGCGAGGATACGACCGATAATGTTGGAAGAAGCTTTACCGAAGACATCGGAGAAAACGCTGTCGAGCTTCAGATTGGAAACGGTCAGACAATTCTGCGCACGGTTCTTTTCGCCTGTGGTATAGTTTGTGAGTTTTACGTTGTAGCGTACAAGGTCACGAAGCTGACGGATGTCGGCGGGAGGAATAAAGCTGCCGGAAACAAGGTCGTGCTTGAAAATGTCGGCAATCCACTTAGCATCCTTTTTGTCGGTTTTCTTGCCGCGAATCGCTTTGACATACTTGGGGTGTGCCAGAACGATTTTGCAGTCCGATTCAAGGATGTTGTAAATTGGAATCCAGTACTTTCCCGTGCTTTCCATACAGACATCACAGCAGTTGTTCTGCAAAAGCCACGATAACAGCTCCCGCAAACCTTTTGTAAAGGTGGAGAAGCGATGACTTTTGTAGGTTGTGATTCCGTTTTCTGTCGTTGCGATACAGGCGTAAACGAAGTCACGGTGAACATCCAGTCCACAGCAAATGGGATAAACGATTTTGAGCATAATACCTTCCTCTCAAAGTATTTGAGAAAACAGGCATTGACTGACCGCTCACTGAAAAACGAGTAGTTTGTCTCTCCAAAGATAAGATTACGGGATTCGATGTCCCACAGATTTGTGCTTGAAAGAGCAGTCGGTACACATACACATTCGGTTCAGCGTGCGCTGTGCCCACTCACCTCCACGTACTCTGTAGTGTACCTGTTTCCTCAAGCTTATTTTAACACATAATTTTGAAGTCTGCGTTACGGCATTCGGGTTTCATTGCCTTTTGTGCCTTGAGCGCAGCGAAAGGAATGGTCATACACATGATGAAGATTAAAATGTTTGATCATGTACTGCTTAAAAGCGGATATAAGGCACATATTGTTGAGATTTTCAAAGAAGGTGTTGACTACCTCGCTGACATTGACTATGATGACGATACCGAAACAGAGCAGATAAAGTACGACGATATTGAAGCGGTCATTCCGTAAGATGAAAGTTAAATATATCGGCGAGACTATGCCGCTTGAATTGACCAACGGAAAGGTCTATACGGTCATATCCGTTGAGCGCGGCTGGTATCGGGTAGTAGATGACACCGGGGAGGATTATTTATACCCGCCGGATGTTTTCTCGGTCATGAGCGCATGAATTAAAGCATGGAAATAAAAATGTTCGATAAAGTCAGACTGAAAAGCGGTGAAACCGCATACATAGTCGAAATATACGAGCAAGGTGTCGCCTATGAAGCTGACATTGATAAGGCTGATGGCAGTACTGTCACAGACACAATCAGACAAAGTGACATCGAGGAATTGATTACGTAAAACCGAACACTTAAAGCACGGTACAGTCGTATCGTGCTTTTTAACGCTGACATTCAGCGTTAAGCCCTCCAACGCCGAAACTAAGCGATAAACTAACGCAAACTTAGCATTAACTTGCGTGTAACTTGCGACTAAAATCAAATACCTTAGCACTATGCGACCTGCTCGCACAGTGCTTTTTTAATGCAAATCTGAAAGGAGCCCCCCCAATGTCAACAGCCATCAAAAGCGTCAAAGCGACGGTAAACGGCGTCGAATACACGCTGACCTACAACAGCTCGACCGGAGCTTACGAGGCGTCGGTCACCGCGCCGACCACAACGTCGTGGAATCTCGCAGATCACGTCTACCCGGTCTCGGTCACCGCCGAGGACATCGCGGGCAATACGGCGACCGTCGACTCGACCGACGCCACACTCGGAAATTCTCTCAAGCTCAGAGTCCGCGAGACGGTCAAGCCGATCGTAAGCATTCTCTCGCCGACCTCGGGTGCGGCTCTCACGTCCGGCACGCCGACCTTCAAGGTCAAAGTCACCGACCCCGATTCAGGCATCGACATTTCGACGCTTGTCTTCAAGGTCGACGGCACTCAGATCGCGGCGAGCAAGTATATGTCGACCGCGATTACAGGCGGCTATGAGATCACCTACACGCCGGAGTCGGCGATTGCCGACGGCTCGCATACGGTCACAGCCGCCGTCAAGGACAACGACGGCAACTCGTCCGAGACCGCGTCGGTCACCTTCACGATCGACACCGTCCCGCCGACGCTGACCATCAGCTCTCCCGAGGACAATTCCTACACGAACTCGACCGCCTGCGTCGTCTCGGGTACGACGAACGACGAGACCTCCGCTCCGGTCACGCTGACCGTCAATGGCAAGCCCGTGTCGGTCTCGCTCGACGGCTCGTTCAGCACGACGGTGACGCTCAAAGAGGGCGAGAACACCATCACAATTGTCGCGACCGACTCGGCGGGCAAGTCGACGACGATCACCCGAAAGGTCACGCTCAACACCAGCGCGCCGGAATTCGAGTCGGTCACCCTGACGCCGAACCCGGTCGACGCCGGAAAGACCTACAAGATCAGCGTCAAGGTCACGAGCAAGCTGTCGGTCTGATGGGAAGTCTCGTGGCGGTCTGGGGCTTATGCGACGGAACGGAGATTCTGTTTGACGAGACAAGCGAGGACGTGTGGGAGACCACCGTCCCCGCCGATTTCAAGGACGGCGAGTATGTCGTCGAGGTCTGGGGCAGGACGCGGACGGATTTCATAATCTACACGACCGCGATTCTCTACCTCTGTGACAGCAGACTCGTCAGCCTGCGGTTCATCGATACCGACTATTCAGTGCGCTTCAGAGCGGGGCGGTACGGGCTTATCCGCCGTCCCGACGACCTCACGCTCGAAATGTCGGAGTTCGTAATAAGCGTCAGAGAGAAAAATCGAATGGAGGTGATTATCCGATGCGCATGACCGATCTTGATTTCATCCTCGGCGAAAAGAAGCTGATTGAGTTCGAGATAACGAGTCTCAAGGGCGAGACAGTTGTCGTCGCGTCCGCCGAATGGAGTCTGACAAAGCAGGGCGAGGAGGTCGACCGCGGCGAATGCACGGTCGACGGCAGGACGCTCGAAATCCTGCTCGAACCGGACGAGATCGGAACTTACGAGCTGACGATAACCTACAAAATCGCGCCTGAGGTGCGGAAAGCGAGGTGCATCGTCAATGTCTGTTAAGTTCGAGTCGGCGACGATCACGCCGAATGAAGTCCGGACAGGACAGCAGTTTTTAATCTCGGTGAGGGTTCAGGTGAGCACCTATCAGCGGCTTCGCACGTGGATTCACGAGAAGCTGAAGAAATTCACTCACAAGAACCTCGCCGAAGATTTACTGAAATAAATCGCCGTTTGTGCTTTGTGGGCGGTAAACACAAAGGCACGCAGTTTGATTTCGCGGACCTCACCCGCGGTAAAAAAGGTGATCAAAAGAAAGGATACCATCATGAACAAGGAAGAACTCATCAAACTCGGAATCTCGGAGACTGTCGCGAATCAGATCATGGAGAGCCTGAACGGCTCGTTCGTGCCGAAGTCGCGCTTCAACGAGATAAACACCGAACTCGCGACGGCTCGTAATACCATTAAGGAGCGCGACGGTCAGCTCGAAGCACTCAAGAAGTCGACCGGAGACATCGACGCGCTCAAGGCTCAGATAACCGCGCTTCAGGACGAGAACGACAAGCAGAAGAAGGCACACGATGCCGAAATGAAGTCGCTCAGGGTCGGCAACGCCGTCGAGCTCGCGCTTAAATCAGCGGGCGCGAAGAACAACACCGCGGCGCGTGCGCTGATGGCTGAATTTCTCGCGAAAGCCGAGCTTGCCGACGACGGAAGCGTCAAGGGACTCGACGCCGAGATAAAGCGTCTTGTCGATGGCGCGGACACCGGATTCCTCTTCGAGAAGCCCGGAAAATACGGCATGAATGGCGCGAAGCCCGGCGAGAAGGGCGACAACGGCTCGTCCGGCATGACGCTTGAAAAGCTCCGCGCGATGTCGCCCGCTGAGAGATTTGAGTTTTCAACGAAGCATCCCGATGACTACAAAACATTATACGGAGGATAATTACTATGGCAAACACCACTTATTCGAACTTTTTCCTTTCCAACGAGGTTGAGGATCAGTACAACTCGCACCTCGACCTTCAGCAGTTCTGCACCGTCGACAACGGACTCAACGGAACGGCAGGCATGACCCGGAAGATTCACGTCTACAAGTGCAACTACGAGTTCGCTTCGCGAACTCGGGCACTGAGAAGCTGACCAAGGGTCAGGGCAACACCAAGTCGATTGAAGCGTCCTTCACCGAGAAGGAGTACACGATTCTCCTCGCTCAGAACCGCTTCGACTACTACGACGAGGAGGCTATGACCGACCCGATGATCGTCACGACCGGAATGGGCTTCGCGGGCACGGACATCTTCAACACCGAGAACGCCGACATTTACGCCGCTTATAAGTCGGCAAAGATGGCGTTCGTCACTTCTTCGCTCGGCTTCGACGCTTTCGTTGACGCGGCGGCTATGATGAACCTTGAAAACCTTGAGGACGCCGGAATCTTCGGCTTCGTCAATCCCGCCGACATGGCGAAGGTCAGAAAGGCTCTGAAGGACGATCTCAAATACGTCGAGGCGTTCGCGAAGAACGGCTACGTCGGAACTGTCGGCGGAATCAATATCTACGCCAAGAAGGACGCCGACGTCGGCAAGATCACCATCGCGACCAAGAAGGCGGTCACGCTCTTCAACAAGAAGGGCACTGAGGTCGAGCAGGAGCGCGACGGCAACACCCGAAAGAACTCGATTTTCACCCGAAAGTACTACTTCGCGGCGATGACCAACGAGACGAAGGCGGTCATGATCTTCACCGGAACCGCGGCAGTGTCCGAGGACACTTCGGTCACCGCTGGCAAGGACTACTACACGAAGTCGGGTCTCGGCTATCTCAAGGTCACTCCCGGGGCGAGCGACAGCCCCCAGACCAAGGGCTGGTACGAGATCACGGTATCGTGATGAACGAGCAGGTAACGGCTCTTCTCGCGGCTTTCGGCTTCGCTGTCCCGCCTGACGATCCGCTGATAGTCTTCCTGATCGCGAACGTCACCGAGAAAATCAAGAACCTCACGAATCTTTCCGCGATTCCGGACGGTCTTACGCAAGCCGCCGTCCGGATGGTCGCGGGTGAGTACCTGAAGCTCAGAAAAGCGTCTGGCGACCTCGACGGCTTCGACTACTCGGCGGCGGTCAAGGCGATTCAGGAGGGCGACACGAGCGTCACATTCGCCGACGGCAATAAGACGCCCGAGGAGCGGTTCGACGAGCTCTGCGCGTGGCTGACGGCTCTCTCGCCTGCCGACGTCTATAAGTTCAGGAGGCTCGTATGGTGATCACCTCGTCAAACGAGCTGCGCGTCAGGAACGCGCTTGAACGGCTCTGGACGGACAGATGCGCGGTCTATGTGCGAGCCGAGAAGACCGACGAATCAGGGCTGACCGACTTCACCGAGACGCTTCTCGTCGAAGATCAGCCCTGTAAGCTGTCTTTCGGGACGCTGACTCAGGCGTCGGGCGATCCGGTCGCGACCGCCGGGCAGATTGTCAAGCTCTTCCTGACGCCTGACATTGAGATTCCCGCGGGAAGCAGGATTGTCGTGACCAGAAACGGAAATCTGAACCGCGTGTTCGAGTACGTCTCGTCGGGCGAGCCGGGAGTCTTTCACGACCATCAGGAAATCTTCCTCGAAAAGGCGGCGAGGTTCGCGTGAACTGGGGCAAATGCGATTTCGAGGAGCTGAAGCGGCTCGACGAGAAGATTAAAAAGCTCGAAGAGGTCGATTTCGACGAGACCTGCCGGAAAATGGCTGACAAGCTCGCGCAGATTCTGCTCGCGAAGGTCGTGAAACTGACTCCGGTCGGAGTCAAGCCGAATCTGAGCAAGGATTTTGAGGGGAAGCAGCTCACGGTCAAGGTTGAGGGGCGTTCTTCTCAGACTGTTCGTCAGCGAGCCGGAAACGGCATTGTCGAGTATAAGCGCGAAGTCCGCCGGACACGTGAGATATTCACGAAGGACGGCGAGCGCTATGCCCGGATAATGAGCTACTGGGACGGTTATCAGGGCGGAGCATTGCGCCGCGCGTGGCAGGTTCTCCCGGTCGCGAAGTCGGGCGAGCAGTACATTATCACGGTCGTCAACGACCTCTACTACGCGTCCTACGTCGAGTACGGTCACCGCCAGACTCCCGGGCGGTACGTCCCGGCGCTCGGGCGGGGAGCCCCCGCAGGCAGACATCGCGTTTGAAGTCTATCGGTCGCCAAAAGTAATTCTCCGCGTCCTTTGTTCCGCGCTCTCCCGCGCGCGGAAATTCGTCGGGCAAGAGTAGTTTTTATCGCGGAATTTATTTGTTACTTTTGCGACGCTGTATGTTTGATAAGCCTATAATAAACGGCGGCGAAGTAAGAATATTTGACTTTGCCCGCGGGGGCGTCCCCGCCGGCGATCTGCTTCACGGAACTAACAAGAGCTGGCAGATTGAAGGCGGAATCCTGCACTTCTTCGTCGACTTTGACCACACAATCAGACGTGAGGCTGACGGCGAAAAGATGAATGACGCCGACATATCGGTCGGCACAGAATGAAAGGAATGGTGTTAAATGGCACTCGGAGGCGGTATTTTCACCTCTCAGAACAAGATTCTGCCCGGAACGTATATCAATTTCGTTTCGGCAGTAAAGGCAAGCGCGGCACTCTCTGAGCGCGGCATCGCGACGATTCCGCTCTCGCTCGACTGGGGCGAGGAGCTGAAGATTTTCGCGGTCACTCAGGAGGAGTTCGCGAAAGACAGCCTGAAGATTTTCGGCTATCTCTATCAGGCGGACGAGCTGAAGCCGATCCGCGAGATTTTCCTCCACGCGAGAAAGGTCTATTTCTTCCGCCTGAACAGCTCGGGCGTCAAGGCGGCGAATACCTACGCGACGGCGAAATACTCGGGCGCGCGCGGAAACTCGCTCAAAACGGTCATAACGGCAAATGAGGCGTCGACCGAGCAGAAGCCGCTCTTTGACGTCTCGACCTACCTCGGAACGACTCTCGTCGACAGCCAGAAGGCGGTCGCCGCCATGAGTGGGCTGAGGACGAACGATTTCGTCGAGTGGAAGTCTTCGGCGACCCTCGCCGCGACCGCAGGAACGCCCTTCACAGGCGGCACGGACGGCACTGTGGGCGACACGGCGTATCAGACCTATCTCGATCAGGCGGAATCCTATTCGTTCAACGCGATGGGCTGTACGTCGACCACGGACAGCGTAAAGACGCTTTTCGTGAACTTCGTCAAGCGTATGCGTGATGAGGTAGGCAAGAAATTTCAGGTCGTGTGCTTCTCGAAGCTCGCCGACCATGAGGGCGTCGTGAGCGTCAAGAATGGGCTTTCGTCGAACAAGACGTCGGCTGACCTTATCCCGTGGGTCACCGGAGTCATTGCCGGGACGGCAGTCAACAAGTCGGCTACAAACCTGACCTACGACGGCGAATACGATGTCGACACCGACTACACGCAGTCCGAACTCGAATCAGGAATCAAGGAAGGCTCGTTCATGCTCCACCGCGTCGATGACGACGTCTGCGTCCTGACCGACATCAACAGCTTCGTGAGCTTCACCGACGAGAAGTCGGAGGATTTCGCGTCGAATCAGACAGTCCGCGTCCTCGACCAGATCGCGAACGACATTGCCGTTCTCTTCGGAAAGAAGTACGTCGGCAAAATGCCGAATGACGCTGCGGGGCGCGTATCGCTCTGGAACGACATTGTGACGCATCATCGTCAGCTCGAATCCATCCGTGCCATCGAGAATTTCGACCCGCAGAACGTGACGGTCGCGCCGGGCGAAACGAAGAAGTCGGTCGTCGTGACGAGCCGCGTCACCCCGGTGAACGCTATGGAGCAGCTCTACATGACCGTCTACGTTGAATAAGGAGGTTAAGCAATGAACACCACAATGAACGCCAAAGACGCCGTATGCGGCAGTCTCGCCGACTGCTACGTGACGATTGACGGCAACCGATATAATCTCATGTCGATGACAGAGTTCGACTCGTCCTACGCCGTGACGATCACCGACGTGAAGGTTCTCGGGCGCGTCGGACTCGGACACAAGGCGACCGGAGGCAAAGGCACGTGGAGCGGCAAGGCGCACTACAACACCTCGGTCTTCCGCAAGATCGCCGACACCTATCAGAAGACCGGAGTCATGCCGACCTTCGAGATTCAGACCTCGAACGAAGACCCGACCACAGCGGTCGGCAGACAGACGATCATTCTCCATGACTGCCTCTGCGAGAAGTTCACGCTCGCGAAGTTTCAGGCGGGCGACGGCATTCTCGAAGAGGACCTTTCGGGAACGTTCGACTTCTGGGATATGCCCGAGGAGTTCACCGAGCTTGCCGGGATGAGATAAGAAAAAAGGGGCGGATTTCCGTCCCTTTCGATTTCGCGTTAATCTTCATAATGTCCACGACAGGCAAAGACAACTATGTCATCTGTGGAGGTTACCTGATAGACAATCCTGTTCGCGTCGTCGATACGCCTTGACCAGCATCCGTCGCGGTGCTTCAGCGGCTCGGGCTTTCCGAGTCCCGTGAACTTATTCCGGACGATGTCTTCGAGCAGAGCGTTCAGGCGTTTCAGCGTCTTTTTGTCCTGCGTCTGCCAGTAGGTGTAATCGTCCCACCCGCGCGGAGTGAACGAGATGTTACTCATCTTCCATCGCTTTCAGCTCGTCGAGCGTCTTCGTGATTACGTGTCCGGCTTTGTAGTCGGCGATCGAGCGGTCAATACCCGCGAGGTATTCGGCATTACGGATCCTCTTCTGTAGCTCGTTCCATTCGGCGAGGCTGATGATGACAACATTCTTCTCATTCTTCCTGGTCACGATGACCGTTTCGTTGTCGTCGACGACGCGGTCGCAGTAGTCTTTAAGATTTTCGCGGACGTTTGAATAGTTAGCGGCAAGCATCTTTATCTACCTCCTGTTGTACGTTATCTTGTACAATATCATTCTATCACATCATTATACGCAGAATCAAGCGCAATATGTTAAAATTCCGAAAAGGAGCAAAGAACATGAATCTATCCGCATTTCTTTCCGAAAACGCCATTCCGGCTGAATCTGTAAAGCACGTAGTCTCAAAGCGATTCGTCGCCGACGGCAAGCCGGTCGAATGGACATTACAGCCTATCTCGGGCGCGCACGACGAGGAAATCAGACGCAGCTGCACGAAGCGTGTTCCGACACCGGGCAAAAAGAATCTCTTCCAGAACGAGGTAGACTACAATCTCTACCTTGCAAAGCTCGCGGTCGCCTGCATCGTCTACCCGAACTTAAGCGACGCCGAGCTTCAGAACAGCTATCACGTGAAGTGCGCCGAAGACCTCTTAAAGACCATGCTGACGCCCGGCGAATACGTCGACTGCGTCGCGAAGGTTCAGGAGATATGCGGCTTCGACACGCTCCTCGACGACGAGGTTGAAGCCGCAAAAAACTCATAAAGGAAGACGACAGTGAAGCGAATATCGCTTACTATTGTCTTCACGAATTACACATTCTGCCGCACGAATTCCTGTCGCTTCCGAGACGTGAGCGGGCGTTCATCATCGCCGCTATCAACGTACGGGTCGAGGCGGAGAAGGAAAAGCGGCAGGAGCTTGAACGAAAACGATGAAAGGAGGTTCTCGCTGTGGCTACCATCAAAACGGCGATCGCGCTCTATGACGGCGTGACGAGCCCGCTGAAGAGCATTCATCACGCGATGGAGCTCGTCCTGAACAGCTTCGAGGCGATGCAGGGCGCTTCGAAGAAGGCGGTCGACGTCGCGGCAATCAAGGCGGCGCGCGAGGAACTGGCAAAAGCCGGGACTGCTTTCGACGCCATTGAGAAAAGCATCCGCGACGCCGACACCGCACAGCAGAAACTCAACTCCGACATGGAGCGCGGAACCACCAGCGCGGCTTCAATGGGCGACCGGATAAAGAGCCTCGTTTCGATCTATGCCGGAGCACAGGCAGTCAGAGGGCTCTTCGGGTTCGCGAAGAACGCTCTATCGGAGACGAACAACGGCATGCGAAGTGATACACAGCTCCGCGCGGTTCTCGCCAATTCAGGCGGCGGCGCGGACACATATTCGGCGCTGAAAGCTACCGCTTCGGGTATCGAATCGCGCGGCATCTATGACGAGGGCAATATGCTCGCCGGCGCCGCCGAGCTCGCGACCTACATGAAGGACCCGGCGGCGATAAGCTCAATGATGGGAACGCTCTCGAACTACGCCATCGGTATGACGGGCGGCGGCGCGCTCGACGACTCGCAGATGGTCGACCTCGCGACACAGCTCGGCAAGGCTCTGAACGGAACGTTCGACGGTCTCGCCAAAAAGGGCTTTGAGCTGACCGACGCGCAGAAGGAGATCATCGAAAACGGCACGGATATGCAGAAAGCGTTAGTCCTCGACGAGGTCATAAACGAGTCCTGGGCGAACCTCTATGACACTATGAGCAACACACCCGAAGGCAAAGTTATACAGCTGCAAAACCGCTGGAACGCGCTCATGGACGAGGTGGGACAGAAGCTCTACCCTGTCGTGTTGCAGCTCATCGCAACGATAGAAGCCCACTGGGGACAGATAGAAAACGTTCTGAACAGCGTGGCCGGCGGCGCGGGAGTACTGATCGGCATTTTTGACGGACTTTTGCAGATTGCTTCCGTTATGGTCGACCTCGGATACGCCATCGCCGCGAACTGGAACGTCATCGCGCCGATACTGTTCAGCGTTGTCGCCGCTGTGGTGGCATATCAGGTAGCGACGAAATTAGCCGCGGCGGCACAATTCTTGATGAACGGTGCGCTTCTCGCCTGCCCGATAACATGGATAGTCATCGCGATACTCGCGGTCATCGCCGCTATCATCCTGGTCGTAAAGCTGATCAATAAAGTCACCGGCTCGTCGATCTCGGCGGTCGGAGTCATCTGTGGCGCGCTGTCAACGGCGTTCGCGTTTATCCTGAACGCGGTGATTGGTCTGCTGAACATGATAATACAGCTTGCCTGGACCATGTTTGTCGAACCGTTCATTCCACTCATTGAATTCATCCTGAATGTATGCAAGGGCGGTTTTGACAGCTTCGGCGATGGCGTCAAAAATCTGCTCGGTAACATCATCAGCTGGTTTCTCTCGCTCGGCAAGGTCGTCACGAAGATCATCGACGCGATATTCGGCACCGACTGGACGAGCGGACTTTCCGACCTTCAGGACAAAGTTCTCGAATGGGGCAAGAACGACAAGGCGATAACCCTCAGCCGCGAAGCACCGACGATCAACTACCGCATGACCTATTCCGGCGCGTGGGACGCCGGGTACAGCTTCGGTCAGAACCTCGAAAACGGCTTCGGTTTCGGCGATACGCTTGACTTCGAGCGCGACATGGAAGGCATCTGGAACAACACCGGGGACATCGCCGAAAGCACAGCCGCGACGGCTGACGCGCTCGACATCTCCTCCGAGGACCTGAAATACCTCCGCGACATTGCAGAGCGCGAGGTCATCAACCGCTTTACGACGGCTGAAATCCGCATCGAACAGCACAACGAAAACCACATCTCGAACGACATGGACGTCGACGGAATCATGAACGCGTGGGCGGACAGCTTCGCCGAGCGGCTTGACATTTCGGCTGAGGGGGTGCATAACTGATGTACTCAATGTACTTCGGCGACGAGCGCGTCCCGGTCGTCCCCGAGAAGATCACGATAAAGATTAAAAATCAGAACAAGACGCTGAACCTGATAAGCGGCGTCGAGATAAACACTCTGCGCGACGCAGGACTGTCTGAGGTCTCGTTCGACCTCCTTCTGCCGCAGGCGAGCTATAATTTCGCGCCGGATTCCAGAGCGGCGGATTACTACCTCGGGCTTTTCGAGAAGCTGAAGACCGGCAGGAAGTCGTTTCAGTGGATCGTCAACCGACAGCTCCCGAACGGCTCGCCGCTCTTCTTCACGAACCTGACCGTCTCGCTCGAAGACTATCAGATTATCGAGGACGCTGGCGAGGGCTTCGACGTCAAGGTCAGAATCTCGCTGAAGCAGTTCCGCGCCTACGGCACGAAGAAGGTCACGATAAACTCCGACAGCTCGGCGAGCGTCACCGAATCCGACCGCGATTCGTCGACCGCGCCGGAGGTCACGAGCTACACGGTGAAGGCGGGCGACTGCCTCTGGAATATCGCGAAGAAGTATCTCGGTAAAGGCTCACGCTACACCGAGATTGCCGAGCTGAACAAAGACAAGATAAAGACGCCGAACCTGATCTTCCCCGGTCAGGTTCTGACGCTCCCGGCGAGGTGAGTATGGAAACCGAATTCATCATCCAGCACGGCGGCGTAATCTACATTCCGACCGTTCAGGACGGCGTGAAACTCACGACCGAGCGCAAGAACACGCCGGGAAAGCTGACCTTCAAGGTTCTGAACGACGATGTACTCGACTTCACCGAGGGCGACCCGGTGCGCTTTACGGTCGATGGGGCGAAAATGTTCTACGGCTTCGTCTTCACGAAGAGCCGAAGCAAGGACGGCGCGATAAGCGTCACGGCGTATGATCAGCTCCGGTATCTCAAAAACAAGGACACGTTCACGGCGGAGGGCTTGAAAGCGTCCGAGCTTACAAAGCGGCTCGCGAACGATTTCAACCTGAACACCGGGACGATTGAGGACACCGGGTACGCAATTGGCACGATAGTCGAGGAGAATCAGACGCTCTTTGACATGATCGGAAACGCGCTCGACGAAACGCTTCTGAACACCGGAAAGCTCTTCGTCCTCTACGACGACTGCGGCGCGCTGACGCTTAAAAACATCGCGTCGATGAAGCTCGATCTGCTGATTGACGCCGAGACCGCCGGGGATTTCAGCTACTCATCGTCGATTGACTCGCAGACCTACAACAAGATTAAACTGAGCTACAACAACGACAAGACCGGAAAGCGCGAGATTTTTGCCGCTAAGGACAGCGCGAACATAAGTCAGTTCGGCGTCCTCCAGTACTTCGGGGAGGTCAAGACTCAGACCGGAGCGGCGGCGAAGGCTGAATCGCTCCTGCGTCTCTATGACCGCAGAACCCGCTCACTGACGGTCAAGAACGCGTTCGGAGACCCGCGTGTCCGTGCCGGATGCCAGATCGCGGTGAATCTGAATCTCGGCGACATCATCGTGAAGAATTTCATGGTCGTCGAGCAGGTCACGCACAGCTTTTCGGGCGGACTCCACACGATGGACATGACACTGATCGGAGGTGATTTCGTTGCCTGACATAGTCGGGATAGTCAAGAGAGCCGCCATCGAGGCGGTCGAGGCTTCAAAGCCCGTGAATCTCCTCTTCGGAACGGTCGCGTCGGTCGCTCCGCTGACGATTCAGGTCGATCAGAAGACGATTCTGACGGCGGCAATGCTCATTCTGTGTGAGAGTGTGGTTGACCACTGGGAGGACGTGACGGTGAGTCTCGCGGACGAGAACAACGTCAAGGTCACGGGGCGGAAGAAGGCAAAGATTCACGGCGGACTTACCCCTGGCGAGACGGTTCTGCTCGCGCGTATGCAGGGCGGGAAGAAATTCGCCGTCATCGACCGGATAAAGCCCGCAGTCAACCTTTCGGGAGAGTGGATAGAATGATACCAAAAACACAAAGCGACATAAAGAACGACTTCGAGTTCGTCACACAGCCCGATCTGACCTTCCGGCTCGATCCTGAGTCGATGACGATATGGGATAAAATCAGCGGCTTAAATGCGCTCAGGCAGGCGGTTTACCTCGCGCTGAACATCGAGCGTTACGACTGGCTTATCTACTCGTGGAACTACGGCGTCGAGCTTCGCGACCTCATCGGCAAGCCGACCGACTACTGCGTCCCCGAGATCGAGCGCAGAGTCCGAGAAGCCCTGACCCGGGACGACCGGATAACAACCGTCGACAATTTCGAGTTCGAGGTCGGGCGCGGAAAGATCGACGTGACCTTCAGAGTCACGAGTATTTTCGGCAGCTTCACAGCCGGAAAGGAAGTGAGCGTTTGAACACATACGAAACCATCCTCGCGCGGATGCTCGCCGAAGCTCTCAAAGCGAACAGCAGGCTTGACACACGCGAAGGCTCTTTAGTCTGGCTCGGGTCAGCCCCCGCGGCGGTCGAGCTTCAGAACCTCTATATCGCGCTCCAGAGCGTACTTGACGAGACTTTCGCCGACACGGCGAGCCGGGATTATCTGATACTCAGAGCGAAGGAGCGCGGAATCTCGCCGCTCCCGGCGACTCCGGCGGCGCTTGAAATGGAAGCGACGCCGAAGACTCTCGACATTCCGCTCGGCACGCGCTTCTCGATCGGCAGTCTGAACTACGCGATAACCAAAAACTCAGGAGGCGGAAAGTTCGAGCTGACCTGCGAGACAGCGGGCGAAGCCGGAAACGACTACTCAGGCGACATAATCCCGATCGAGTACGTCGCGGGGCTTGAAGCCTGCGGGATAACCGCGCTTCTCGTTCCCGGCGAGGACGAGGAGGACACCGAGATATTCCGCAAACGCTACCTCGACAGCCTGAACAGTCAGGCGTTCGGCGGCAACCGCGCGGATTATCTCGAAAAGATCAACGCGATTCCGGGAGTCGGCGGCGTAAAGGTCTATCGCGTCTGGAACGACGACATAAAGCCGTCGACGCTCGTCCCGCCGACCGGAACGACCGAGTGGATAGCCGGGCTCACAGGCGTCAGCGCGGACATCAAGTCGTGGCTGACCGCCGTGAACGCCGCCGGAGCGAATAATAAGCTGACGGTCGGCGGAACTGTCCGGATCGTTATCATCGACTCGACCTTCGGCGTTCCGTCGTCGACGCTCGTCGGGCAGGTTCAGACCGCGGTCGACCCGACTCAGAACAGCGGCGAGGGCTACGGACTCGCGCCGATCGGACACGTCGTAAAGGTCGAGGGCGTCGGCTCGGAGGCGATTTCGCTGAGCTTCACGCTGACTTTCCAGTCCGGCTGGACGTGGAACGACGTAAAGGATTATGTCGAAGCGACGGTGAACGGCTATTTTGGCGAGCTCGCGAAGACGTGGGCTGACAGCGGCGAACCGCTCGTCGTGCGCGTCAGCCAGATCGAGAGCCGGATTCTCGGCGTCGCCGGAGTCCTCGACATCACGGGGACGAAGATAAACGGCAAGGCGGCGAACCACACGCTCGCGGCTGACAAAATCCCGGTTCTCGGGACGATCACGGAGGGTGCTTAATGGAGCGGAAGATAATCGACTATCTGCCCGACGTGGTGCGCGGCTACGACGAGTTCGCCGGAATCGCCGCCGGACAGCAGGCAGAATTCGAAAAAGCGTGGGATAAAGCCGATTCACTGCTCGCCGACCAGTTCATTCTGACCGCCGGAGAAAGCGGAATCTCACGCTGGGAGAAGATTTTAGGTATCGCGCCGAAGGGAACGGACACGCTCGACGACCGGAGATTCCGTGTACTGACGCGCCTGGGCGAGGAACTGCCGTACACTCTGCCGAAGCTGTGTGAGATGCTGTCGAACCTCTGCGGCGGGAAATTCACTGCGGAGCTTTCCGACTACACGCTGTCGGTGAAGCTCGGACTCTCGGCGAAGAGCAACTATTCGGACGTCGCGATGCTCCTTGACCGGGTGATTCCGGCAAACATCCTCGCCGAGGTGTCGCTTCTCTACAATAAATATAATATGCTTCACCCCTACACGCACGCGCAGTTACACCTGCACACGCACGAGGGATTACGAACCGAGGAGGTGTTCCAGAGTGGCGAATAAGACCACAAACTACGAACTCACAAAGCCGCTGGCGGAGGAATTCTACAACGTCGAAGACCAAAACGGCAACATGGACATCATCGACGCCGAACTGAAGAAAAACGCCGACAGCATCGCGAAGGTGAAGTCGGTGTCGGCTGTCGTGACGACAACCGGAACAGGCGCGGCGTATCTGGCGTCGGTCGACGGAATCACGGAGCTTTCAGCCGGGCTGACGCTGACGATTATCCCGCACACGGCAAGCACTTCGACCGCTCCGACGCTGAATCTGAACTCGCTCGGCGCGAAGGCGATAAAGCAGAAGTTATCGGGCAGTACCGGAGGCGTCACAGCGGGAAATTCCGTAGGCTGGATAACGGCTGACAAGCCGCTGACAGTGCGCTACGACGGCACGCAGTGGGTCTCCGACCTTACAAGGCAGGACGCGGCAGGGCTGTCAGGCGCAGTACCGATAAGCGGCGGTGGGACAGGCTCGACGACCGCGTCAGGCGCACGGTCACAGCTCGGCGCGGAGGGTAAGCATACCACGAAGACAGCGACGCTGTCCGCCTCAGGCTGGTCGAACAACACTCAATCAGCCAATGTTTCCGGCGTTACGACGTCGAACACGATCCTCGTCGCGCCGACAGCTGATTCGCAGGAAGTCTGGGGCAAGGCAGGAATAGTCTGCACGGCACAGTCGGCGGGGAAGCTCACATTTACCTGCAAGAGCGTACCGTCGGCGGCGGTCACGGCTAATATTGTTATTTTGGGAGGATAAAGGGTTATGATCATCAATCAGTTTGGTGGCGGCAGTTCTGCCGAAAAGGAAATGAAGACGGAAATATTCACTCAGAGCGGGACTTGGACCTGTCCGAGCGGGGTGGAGAAAGTTATGGTTAGATTGTTTGGTGGAGGCGGAGGAGGAAATCAGTATGGTGGCGGTGGCGGCGGATATATGGCATATTCTGAGTTCGATGTTACCTCTGGCAACGCATATCCGATAACAATAGGCGCTGGTGGTGCTGCCGATGGGGTAGGCGGGATTACTTCGTTCGGAACGCTTCTGTCTGCGAATGGCGGCGGGAAGGCGACACCCACAAAAGCAGGTTGTGGTGGTTCTGGTGGTGGTGGCGCGTACGAAGGAGTAGCTGGCGGTGATGGCTCTCAGTTTGGTGGTGGTGGTGGATATCGAGGTGACGGTGGTAATGGTGGAACGTATGGTGGCGGTGGTGGTGCTGGTGGTTTAGGAATGAGTGATCAAACCTCATACACACGTGGCGGCAATGGTGGAACGTATGGTGGTGGTGGTGGCAGTAGCGGGACTTATAACGGAACCACAAATTATACGCCAGGCTGAGCGGGGGGGACATACGGTGGAAATGGGGGTAGCGGTGGAAATTATCGCCGCCGGACGAAGGGGCAAAATGGAGCGAATGGGATTAACACAATGCAAACAGCTTTAGAGTATAGAGGTACTGGCTCTGGCGGTTCGTCCACTACCACCGCAATCACGGAGCCTTATGGCTATGGTGGCGGCGGTGGTGGAGGTTATGGCGGTCATGGCGGCAACGGTGGCGGATGGGCGAATGGTAGCGATGGAGGCGGTGGTGGAGGTTATGGTGGCGACGGCGGAAATGGCAGCACTCAAGAGGGTGTGAATTGCGGCGGCGGCGGAGGAGGCTATGGCAGCAACGGTGGCAATGGCGGAAGATATTGGGGATACAGGTCTGCGACGGCTGGATACCAACCCGAAGAAGAGGCTGGTGCTGGCGGCGGCGGAGGCTATGGTGTCAGTGCCAGAGGTGGCGATTTTGGGGGTGGCGGAGGCGGTTATGGTCCCGGTGGGCGCGCTTCTCAATGCGGTTTATATGGCGGTGGTGGCGGTTGCGCCGGAGCCGCTGGAAATAGCAATGATAACGTTTCCGGTGGTTCCGGCATCTGCATCATCCAATACCTCATCGATAAAGCATAATAAGGAGACAACACCATGAAAATATTCCAGATTGTAAGCAATGTATGCTACTGGGACGCAACAGCAGTTCATCCCACGCTCGCCGATACTGTCGGCAAGTACCCTTCCGATATCATTTTTGTTGAGGCTCCCGACTACGTTTTCGAAGGCTGGGGCTATGACAGCACCAAAGTTGGCTATGACAGGTTCATTCAGCCGACTCCGCCGGAAGGATGGAAATACAACACCGAGACCGGCGGCTTTGAACTCATCAATCCGCCTGAACCCGAGGTAACCACAAATCCTATAACCGAACTACAGACGCAGAATAAACAGCTTGAAGCCAAAGTCAAGGCTTTAACCGAATCATCGCAAATGCTTGAGGACTGCATCGTCGAAATGGCGGAAATCGTCTATGCGTAAAATATTATGTTCAATCGCCGAAAGGCTTTTGATAAAATTCTCAAAGAAAGGAGAGCTAGAAATGATGGCTATGCTTTTTGCTTGCAGAGTTGTCGAGGGACGCACCGAGTTCGCTCGAGTTCCCGCGAAGCTCAAGCCTCAGGTTGCTGAAATCATAATCAATGATTTCGCGCTGCCTGAAATCGTTCCCACCGAGTTCGGCGGAAGCGCCGAGGCGTAATTTTCAGTGCCGGGGCGGTTACCCGCTCCGGCTGAAAGGATTCAACATGAAGAAAACAAAATCGGAGGCGGTCATATGACGTGGGAGATGCTCTCGGCGCTGATTGTCATCGTCGGAACGCTGGTCTCGCTAGGGACAGTCCTCGCGAAGCTTATCCGCGTCCTGACCCGGCTTGACGACACGGTAAAACAGCTCCGCGCCGACCTCGACCGCCAACGCGAGGAAAACCGCGAGTCGCACAAACGCATCTACGACCGCCTTGACGACCACGAGAGCCGGATCGTTGAGCTTGAAAGGAATGTATAATGAACGGAATCGACGTCTACACCGGACAGGGGATCATCGACTGGCGAACCGTCGCGCTAACTCAGGGTTTCGCCATGATAAAGGCAAGTCAAGGAAGAGGCGAGACTCGCGCGACCGAGCACCTGCGGATTTTCACCGACTCGAAGTTCGTCCGGAACATCACCGAAGCGTCGAAGACGAAAATGAAGCTCGGCGTTTGGCACTGGATGACCGCGCGGTCGGTTGCCGAGGCATACTACGAAGCCGATTATTTCATCGAAACGATTTCACCGTACCGGGACAAGATCACACTCTGGGCGGCGGCTGACGTCGAAAGTGACCGCTATCTCGGTGATCTCGGGAAATCCGAACTGACTGAAATCACACGCGCGTTCCTCGAAAGGATTCAGCGCGCGGGATATCGGTCGATGCTCTACACGAATCCGAACTTTCTGAAGTACCGGTTCACAAAGAACGCGTTCAATGATACCGACATCTGGCTCGCGCATTATGGCGTGAAGAAGCCGATGCAAGTTCCGCATCTGAAGATATGGCAGCACTCCGCCGGTCGCGTGCCGGGCATCGGCACCGACGTTGACCTCGACACCGGGTATTTCGACAGCACGCCGTATTCAGTCGGCGAGAAGTACACAATCCGTTTCGGAGACCTCTACTCGAACGGCTTTCCGATTCCGGCGCGGCTGATCGGCAAGGTCTGCACGATCTCGAAGGTCAAACCGGATCGGATTCTCCTGCGCGAGATTCTGAGCTGGGTGAAGATATGAGATTCCTGAAGCGGCTGATAATCGCCGTCCTAGTGTACATTGCCGTGTACTTACCCTTCGTCGCGATACTTCAAGCGGTCTGCGGCGGGGACTACACGGCGGCGTACAGCGTCGGCGGCATCGTGGGCGCGATTGAACTCGCGCTCGGCTCAATCATTAAAATTACCGAAAACCGGGAGGTAAAGAAAAATGGATATATCGAAGGTGATTCCGTGGGTGATTCTTGCGCTGGCTGTGATCGCAGCTGTAGCGATCTTTGCGGTGACGCTGATTCAGGCGTCTCCGGCGAGGCGGCGGGAGATCCTGAACTCGGTGCTGATGTCACTCGCGGTCGAAGCTGAACGGCTCTACGGCGCGAAGACCGGACAGCTTAAGAAGCAGCAGGTCATCGCTTGGCTGTACGCGCGGTACAAGTGGCTGACGTGGCTGATCTCAGAGGAGACGTTGTCACAGCTCATTGACGAGGTCGTTGCTCGGATGAATGAGTGGATGAAGAGCAATCCCGTTGGGGCGGAGAATGCGCTGAGGTAAAAAGAAAACGCTACCGTTGAATCACTCAATGGTAGCGTTGTTTTGCTCGAAATAGATTTGCGAAGTAACGTCGGGTTCAGCAGATGTTTCTGCGGCTTCGGATTCGATGGATTCAAAGTGTTTCCTGATCTCATCATCTCTTAATTCTACAGTACCGTTTTGCCACATTATAAATACGATAGAAGTCAGTATCCCGAAGATAAGATAAACAATTCCAAGTGGAATGCAGGTTTTTAGGTTAAATAGTTTTTGCCTTGCTAATACTCCAACAAAGTAGAACATAAAGAATATTACTGTGACAAATACAATACCAATTACAAGCGCGACAATCAACAGGCGGTATATGCTAACTCCCTTGATATTTTCAAGCACTGATGTCGAGAAAGCCATTCCACCAACAAACGTGAGAACAACAGAGGCGAAGATTCCGAGGATGGCGATATAATCGGCCTGGGCTTTGTCGAGTGATCTGTGAATATCGTCGGCATCTTTCTGAAGATTGCTCACCTTTTCTGACAAGTCATTGAGTGTCATACCTTGTTCTGACAATTGATAATCACCGATTTCAGAATAAGCCATCCTTGCAAGCTCAAGATTCACATGATCATAGAGCTTATTTATGCTTTTGCCTACATCGATAATTTTACCGTTTTTGTCAGTATTTATCGCTTTATAATGCTCATTCAAAAAACGCAGGTTGTCTAACAGTATATTGGTAGAACCGTTGGACGAAGACTCGTCAGACCGGATTTCAAAAAGCTGAGCAAATATGTCCGAATAGTAATGGCGGAAACCATCTTCGTCTGGCGAATAATATATATCTTCAAGTTCTTTGTATATATCTTTCCGCGCGTTTTTATCGGAAAGCAGGTTCTCTGACTGGGCAAGAGTTACAAGAAGAATGTTCAGCTGTTCGCTTTTTTTCGAAATCTCTTCTTTTTTCATAATTTACCCACGAATCTTTATAAGGTTGACCGGAATGAGATGGCGATTGCCCTTTCCATGTGCATAGACATAATCCCATGCGCTTCCAGCTTTGTGGGTTTCCTTTACCAAATCCCACGGATCAAGAGAACGTTTTTCCTCAACAATGGAATCAATTCCGCTTTTGTCATCCTGCTTAATATCCGAAATGTATTCGGTACGGATCGGCATACCTCCATATCCGCAAAAGCGATAATATGCATGTGGAACCACCGGTCCGAACTGCCACGCCTCGATCGGGTCATCGAAAGCAACTGTACCCTTCTTTTGTAGATACTCCTTCTGAATAAAGTACAGTATCTTCTGAAGCTGTAGATTGCTTATAGGTTTGTTTTCCCTGGCACATTTCGTGATAATGTATTTCGACAATTCAACAGCCGAATAAGCCATACTAACACCTCCAGTTCATTTATAGTATATGTGCAATCTCGCTTTGGGTATTATCATTATAGCATAAAAATAGTCAATTGTCAATAACCTGTGCCAAAAACCTAAGCAGAAGATTCTAAAAATGAGCGGATTTCAGCAATCAGATAAACCCTACACGCCTGACGACACCCTGACGACAAAAAGCCCCGGAAAAGCCTTTGCAAAGCCCCAGGAGCAAATCTGTTATCAAAAAGATCAAGAGCCGGAAATCCGCATAAACACTGGATTTTCCGGCTCTTTTCATTGGCTGGGGATGAGAGATTCGAACTCCCACATACAGAGTCAGAGTCTGTCAAAAATGCCTGTAAAATGCGGGTTTTTCGGTCGTCTGACGACTGTTTGACGACAGATGTACCAAAATAACCTCATTTTTCATCTGATTGCAAGGCTCTGACGGAGGACTTCGACGTCATCGTGGACGTAGATCTTAGTCGTGATATTAATATCCGAGTGACCAAGGAAACGCGATACGGCGAAAATATCTTTCGTGTCAGCGTAAAGAAGTGTTCCGCAGGTGTGGCGGAGTTCATGCGGCGTGAGCTTTGGAATCTCGGGATGAGCTTTCTCGAGAGCCTTGAAGAAAGTACGATATTTTGACGTTGAGTAGGCAATCGTCGTATAAAGTGTGCCATTCTTCGTCGTGGTAATATAACCGTCAGAGTCCGGCTTGCGTTTTCTCAGCTCGTCAAGGAGCTTCGAGCTGACCGGGAGAACACGGTTTGACTTGAAAGTCTTCGTATCACCAACTACCGGACGGGACCTGATACACTCGATGGCGCGCTGGATGTGGACAGTCTGACGCTCAAAATCAAAATCAGACCATCGAAGCCCGAGCATTTCGGAACAGCGCAGTCCAAGTGAGAGAAGAATCTGAATCTGTAGTCCGTTCGGATGAGTCCTCGCAAACTCAAAGATCGTGTCGACCTCATCGCGTGTGTATGTATGCTTCTCTCCGCTCTGAAGCTTCACGGTATATGATGTGTTCTTCGCCGGGTTCTTGAAGCAGAGATCGTTGTCGATAGCCGTATCGAAGATTCCGTTCAGACAGAGTTTTATCTTCTTGAGTGTGCTCTCGTGATAAGTCTCCTGTACTCTGGAATAAAATGCGGTGATATCTGCGGGACGAATCTGCTTCAGGTACGCGTTGCCGAACGCGGGAATGAGAATCTTTGTGACGGTGCGCTCGTAGGTTTCCGAGAAGGTGTTTTCACGGACGCTGCCGCGCTTGTACTTTTCAAGCCATTCTGTCGCCCATCTGCCGAATGTGACACCACGGTCGCCCGTATTGTCGATCCCAGTGATCTCAGACGCGCGATGAGCGATCTTCCACTCCTCGGCAAGCCGTTCGGCGTCAGCGCGTGACTTCTCGCTGTAAAAGCTCTTGCGCAGCGACTTGCCGTACATATCCTTGCCGACCGTGATCTTGACCTCGTAACGGTTATCAGCGCGCCGCGGCGGGGATTTTTTGCGTGGCATAAAACTCCTTTCGTGATAGTGGCTGCTCTCACAACAAAGAGCAGCCACTTTTTTCATCTCAACCTATTTCGTCAAACATGCCCGACATTGACATAAGTCCTCCGGTCAAAGCGTCGATGAAATCCGTGTTCTGACTCTCATCAGATATTATCCACTTACCGGACCCATCCTTATTGAGGTTTACTACAGCTTCGTTCGTAACAGTAGGAGCGTCCTCCGCATTCATCTTTCCGGCGAGCAACTCATTTGCGTAGGCGTCACTGTCGAAACTGTCATCCCCGATATGTGAGAACGCCTGACCGATAAGATCGGAAATTATCTCTCCCATTATCGTCTTCATATCAAGCGTTGTTATCGTAACGTTGACTGTCGCGGTATCACCTGTGATCTCGGAGGTACCTATCGTATACTTGATGCGCTTAAACATAATTGTGTATGTGTCGTCATCAACCTGTGTGTCCTGGTCTTCCGCACCTGTCGGGAAGAACTCATTCATCTTTTCCCGGTCGAACTCGACACAGGCTTTCATGTAGCCGTCAACAGTTGCTTCCGGGGTTCGTTCACCGCACGAAAAGAGCAGCGTCACAGCAAAGAGAGCACAGACAATCAGGGACAGGATTCGATTTTTCATGGTCATTCTCCTTTATTTTTCTGCCGAGGCAGATATTTTATGATAATCGTATCGAAACAACGATATCTTTATGATCTTTTTCGTGAGGTCACGAAAATGGTAGGCATTTTGCGGACGTCGGCAGGATGGTCACGCGACGGTCGAATCGTCTTCTTCCTCGTCGTCCGACTCGGTCACGTCCTCGTAGTTTGCATTACCCGAAATCGACTGACGATATTCCTCAGCCGCCATTGTGCGACGGAATTCTGATGTAGGCGAAATCTCACGTGTCAGAGCTTCAAGCTCGTCAAGCGAGATGTTGAAAAACTCCTTGCGCATATTGACCTTATTGACGCGCTTCTCGTTTAACCGCTTATGAAGCTCGTTCTCAAGCCCGACGGCATCGTCCGAGAAGATGAAGCTATGGACATCAAACCCGAACGGAACCGACGCGCTGCCAAGTTCATCAACTCGCTCCTGCGGGTCAAGCCGTCTCGTCATGCCGATCTTGAAGACATTATCACCGAACGATCCGAGGTTACTGATAATGTAGACATTGCCCGCCTTACCGTTCTGTAGATTAACGATATCCTCCCGTTTCTGCGTAACGCTTGACAACTGAGCCTCAAGCTCAAGAAGACGCTTACGAAGTTCAGCGGCTTCAGAATCTTCGGCTGTGCTAAGCTTTGTATTGACTTCCTCGATCTGGTTCTTGAATTTCTGCTCTTCCTGCTCGACCTTCTTACGCTCAGCTTCGAGAGCCTTGCGCTCCTCGGCTTCCTGACGCATCTGCTCGCGTATAGCAAGCTGTTCCTGACGTGCCTTCTCTTTGCGGACATAGTAGTCATATTCGATCTTGACAGATGTGATGAAGAGATATTCGATCTCCCCTATGAACTTGACCATCGTCGGCGCGATGCTCTGATTGCCGTCGCAGACTATTTTGAGGTATTTCGTGGTCATCACCTTGACGATGTCGATACCCTGTTCGAGTTTCTGGTATTTGAGGTTATAGAGTATGTTCTGAAGCTCGGAGCGGAGAGCAATGACCATCAGCGAATAGATTGCCTGATTCGATTTCGTTGTGTAGCGTCCTCTGTAGGCTTCGGTCACTTCGTCGATGCGCTTGTCATTTGCGCGAAATTCCTTCTGGAGGTCGCGAACGTCCATGCTGTGAATCTTCATCTCTACCGAAGGACAGAGTGAGGTGATCTCCTCGGCGGTGAAATTCGGAATGGTGAAATATTTGTCCGGAATCTCGTCGCGCTTTTTCAGCATTGAAGCGAAGGCGTTGCAAAGCTCGATGAGTTTCGCGGCTTTGTTTGATGCGGTCTTTGCTCGTTTATCGGCTTTCTCGGCTTCTGCGTAGAGATTATCTATCTCGCCTTGAATTTGCGCCCTTGATTCGACGGCGTCGGCGATCTCAGTTGAAATATCAGCGAGCTTCTTCTGTGCTGTTTCGTAGTCTTCGAAACCGCTCTCAGTATACTTTTTCTGCATTTCATTGAACTTCGATTCGAGCTTAAAGACGCTGTCAATATACTTCTTGCGATCCTGCTCGCGTTCCGCATCGAGTTCAGCCTGCTTTTCGGCGAATGTCTTTTCGGCTTCTTCCCTCGCCTCAAAGAGTTTATTCATCTTTATGGCGGAGAAGCCCTGAAACAGCAAAATGAGTCCGATAGACCAGACAGCAATGAACGGAATAAGGAGCGGTGTGATCTTCTCGATCACAAATCCGGCGGTGATCATCAGCGCGCCGAAGAAGGTAAACGTGCCTCCGACAATGAAATAGTTTTCAGTGCTGTTTTTCTTCTTCATAGTAGACATGCCTCCAATTTCTTTTAATTTCTCAACCCTATTTCAGCCAACATTGTCATAAAAGACAGTGACCTTTTTATTTGTCTCCAAAATAAAACTTGACCGCTTTCATCATAAATTTCTCAGTCACATCAAACCACTCCGAAAGCTCCCAGACGCTTATATCTCCCTCACGCTCATCAATAATCCGTTTCAGCTCGTCCTCGTCGACGAGCTTTTTTATTGCGTAGGCGTCGGCGATGCGTTCGCACCTTTGCCGCGGAATTATAGGACAGTGAACGTTATACATCGCACCGGTGACGCAGTGACCGATCTCGTGCGCGAGATGAACACGCTCTTCCGCACGTGAGCGCATGACTGAATCGTCGATTCCGATAAACATTTCGCCGTCCGGAAGCTCGACTGAAACAGACTTTGTGAGTGACAGCTCAGCTCCGCATAAAACCGTTATCCCCGACTGTTCAGCTTCAAGATAGAGCTTGTCCGATATCATTTATCGCCTTTCGTGTGTTTGGATTTGACGTAATCAACGAAGTTCTGGACTTCGTTCCACATTTCGTCTGTGACCTCGCTGTCGCCGCCGAAAAGGGCGACTTTGACGTCGTCGTCAGTTGTCGGATGGCTCTTTTCGGGAATATCGGTTTCGCCGAGGAGATAGTCGACAGTCACGTTGAAATAGTTCGAGAGCTTTTTCAGAGTGGTATAATCAGCTTCACGGTTGCCGAGTTCGTAGTTTGAGTACGCCTGACGAGAAATTCCGAGAATTCGCGCCATATCTTGCTGCGTTAGATTTTGTCGTTTTCTGAGTTCGATAAGTCTTTCCATAATTTAATCACCTGTATATATTATACGCTTCATTTTGTGGCAAGTCAAGTATAGCAACAAAATGAAGAAAAATCAAGAGAAGTTTTGTTAACCCCCTTGACAAGGCAACGAAATGGTGCTATAATATATACGCAAGCAACAAAATGAAGAAGTAAGGAGCTGATAAAGTGTTTCTCAAAAATA